ATCAATTGTTATAATCGATATTGAAGTTGGTTCAGAGAATGGATTTCCTGATCCAAATAAAGCAACTGAACCAATCACTGCCATTGCTGTTCGTCAATTAAATGGTGGTACTACCGTGTATGGTTGTGGTAAGTTTGACAACCAAAATGAAACTGTTAATTATATTGAGTGTCGTGATGAAATCGATCTTTGTAAAAAGTTCCTTGCTGATTGGTCAGATAACTATCCTGATATCATCTCTGGTTGGAATATCAAGTTTTTTGATATACCTTATCTTATCAATAGGTTTTCACGTTTACTTGGCGAGGATAGCGTAAAGAAACTGTCTCCGTGGGGTCAGACATTTGTACGGAATGCCACATTCAAAGGTAAAGAACAGGTCATACATGAGATTGTTGGTATCTCTGCACTAGATTATATTGAACTATATCGTGGTTATGCACCTGGAGGTAACTCTCAAGAATCGTACAAGTTGGACTCAATTGCTAATGTAGAACTTGGTGAAAGTAAATTATCTTATGATGAGTATGATAATCTTCACCAATTATACAAACTAAACTATCAAAAGTTTATTGAGTATAACATTAAAGATACCGATCTGATTGTTCAACTTGAAGATAAGTTGAAATTAATTGAGTTGGTAATTACTTTGGCATATGATACCAAGACCAACTATGAAGATGTGTTTGCTCAAACTAGAATGTGGGATGCGTTAATCTATAATCATCTTATAGAGAAAAAGATCGTTATACCCCCTAGGAATGTACAGAAGAAAAGTGAAGCATTTGAGGGTGCTTATGTTAAAGATCCACAGATTGGTATGCATGATTGGGTTGCATCGTTTGACTTGAATTCTCTGTATCCACATTTGATCATTCAATATAATATCTCACCAGAAACTTTGATTGAGCATGAAGATTATACTGAGAATATGGTATCACTTGCATCAGAAGCAAATGTTGATAAGTTATTGAACAAACGATTAGATACCAGTGAACTGAAAGATGTCACTATTACTCCAAATGGTCAATTCTTTCATACAAAAGAACAGGGTTTTCTGCCACAGATGATGGTAGAGATGTATGAAGATCGGAAAAAGTTCAAGAAGTTGATGTTGAAATCACAGCAAGACTATGAGAATGAAAGTGATCCGAGAAAGAAATTTGAAATTGAAAAACTGATTGCACGTTATAACAATCTACAGTTGGCAAAGAAAGTTACTTTGAACTCCGCTTATGGTGCCATGGGTTCACAGTATTTTAGATTCTATGATTTGCGTATAGCACTTGCTGTTACTACCGCTGGTCAGTTGTCGATTCGTTGGATTGAAAACAAACTGAATGAATATCTAAACAAACTATTGAAAACTGAAAAAGATTATGTTATCGCCTCTGACACAGATTCGATTTATCTCAACCTTGGCCCGTTGGTTAATAGTGTCTACAAAAAAGGAAAAGAACCTTCAGCGGTTATCTCATTCATGGACAAGGTCTGTGAAGATAAAATTCAACCGTTTATTGATGAGAGTTATAAAGAACTTGCTGAATATGTACATGCGTATGACCAAAAGATGATTATGAAACGTGAAGGTCTTTCAGATAAAGGTATCTGGACTGCCAAGAAACGTTACATTCTCAATGTGTACAATAATGAAGGTGTGCAGTATAACGAACCTCATCTAAAAGTTATGGGTCTTGAGATGGTAAAATCTTCTACACCTGCTACGGTACGTGGAAAGATGAAAGAACTTATCAAACTCATTGTTACCACAGATGAACTAACTGTACAGAAGTTTATTGCAGAATTCAAAGAAGAATTTAATTCATTACCTGCCGAAGAGATATCTTTTCCTCGTGGTTTGAATGGATTGAAAGAATATTCTGACTCTGCTACACTATATAAAAAGGGCACACCGATTCATGTTAAGGGTGCGATACTCTATAATCATTTTCTAAAACAACATGGTCTGACGACCAAGTATCCATTGATTCAAGAAGGTGAAAAGATTAAATTCACTTACTTGAAATCACCAAACCCTTTTAAAGACACTGTGGTATCTTATCCATCAAGATTACCTAAAGAGTTTGGTTTGCAAAATTATATTGATTATGATACTCAATTTGAGAAAACTTTCCTTGATCCAATTAAAATCATTCTTGTTTCTATTGGATGGGAAACTGAGAAACAATCTACATTAGAAAGTTTTTTTGGATGAAAAACATTCGTATAATTAAAACTGGTATTAATGTTTCAAAGATAAAGAAACAACTGGATGAACATGCATCTGATTGGAACTATCAGAAAGAAATGCAACATGCCACAGTTCTTGATCCTGATGTGTATCTAAGTCAAAGTGGTGTGTTGCAACTGGTAATTGGTACAATTGATAAACCTGGTGATTATGTATTTGATTCAGAGGGTTGTATGCCAGCACCAGCATATTACCGACATACTGAAGCAATTTCATTTATGAAACGCCACTTCAAAGATTTCAAACGATGTGGGTTTCTTTCAATACCAGTTGGTGGTGAAGTTGGTAAACACGTTGACTTTGGCACTTATTACCTCAATAAAGACAGATATCACTTGTCAATAGTTGGTCGATACGTGTATACTGTAGGAGATGAGAGTGTTGTTATTGAACCAGGTACTCTATTTTGGTTCAATAACAAACTTGAACATGCTGCTAAAAATATAGGAGATGAGGTACGCATTACATTAGTATTTGATGTGCCACATAATAAACGAAATCCATGATGAACGCTATTCTACCATTTATTACTGCAATTGCTCTGTCTGGTATTGCAGCATACTATTCAGTCATTGGTCTTGCACAGATATTTCCTGGTTCATATTGGCCTATTATCATTATGGGTTCGGTACTTGAAGCAGCAAAACTGGTAACAGTATCTTGGTTATACGATAACTGGAAAGAAACATTCTCTGCATTGAAAGTGTATTTTCTGATTGCAGTCATACTGCTCATGGGTATAACTTCAATGGGTATCTTTGGTTATCTTTCAAAAGCACATATTGAACATTCTACTGGCATTACACCATTGGTTGAGAAGGAAATGATTTATGATGAGAAGATCAAAACGCTTAAAGAAACCATCGAGACTAATCGCAAAAATGTTTTACAGTTGGATGCGGCTGTCGACCAAGTCATGGCACGCTCGGCGGACGAAAGGGGGGCAGAGAGGTCGAACCAAATCCGCAAAACCCAACAGAAGGAGCGCCTACGAGCGTCTGATGAGATTGCTAGGGCGCAGACCGAAATACAGAAAATTACGGAAGAAAAGTCTCCTATATCCTTGGAAATTAAAAAGGCTGAGTCAGACTTGGGGCCTATAAAGTATGTTGCTGAAGTTGTTTACGGTACACAAGATCGTGATCTAATTGACCGTGCAGTGCGATTGGTAATCTTCATTATCATTATAGTGTTCGATCCGTTAGCGGTATTGTTACTGATTGCCGCTAATCAAACTTACCGTAAAATAAAAGAAGAACGACCTAAACCTAAAATTAAAAGAGCAGTAACAAAGAAAAAGATTGACAAGGATGATACTTCTAGTATAGAATCATTCTTAGTAGATGATAATCATCAAGTAATACGGAAAGACAACATTGCTGATATTGGAGATATAAATGAGCGTTCTTGATAAGTTAAAAAAAGCATCGACAATTAAAGAAACTTCGATCCTTGCATCATCCCAGTTCTTCACTGAGAAAGATATGATACAAACCAGTGTGCCTATGGTAAACGTAGCACTATCTGGTAATCTAGACGGTGGTCTGACACCTGGTCTGACCATGTTTGCAGGTCCATCAAAACATTTTAAAACAGCATTTGCTTTGTTGATGGCATCTGCTTACATGGAGAAATATAAAGATGCCGTTGTTTTATTTTACGATTCTGAGTTTGGCACTCCTCAATCTTACTTTGATACATTCAATATTGATACCGATAGGGTGCTCCATACTCCAATTACCGATGTTGAACAATTGAAACATGATATTATGGTCCAGTTACAGCAGATCGCAAAAGGTGATAAAGTAATTATCGTTCTTGAT